GTTCTGCCGACAGTTACTATCGTCGTCCTCGTCGTCCGCATTTCTTTACTGATGCGACGTATCAGAGTGATGAGATTGAAGAGCGTTTTATGACGAAGCAGCAGATTGCTGAATACAATCTTGGCTTCGACGATAACGAAGCATCGCAAAATTTCAAGGACTGGGGTTGATATGAAAAAGCAAACAGAAACATTGTTGAGTGAAGCGATTGATTTGGTGAATGCTGCTGATCATGTTCTTGCGAACACGATGACGCAGTATGATCTGAGTGCGAAGGATTGTTATAATCTCGCCGAGAAACTTGAGCGTGCATGTCATATGCTCTTGGTTGTTGGCGATCGCAAGATGCAAGCAGATTTGAATAAGATTCCAGTTGGTGAAGGAGTGCCGTTCTAATGGGTTACTTTAAGAATATTGAGATTGATGTCATCGACATGTATCACAGCGAAGGCATGAAAGAGTTTGAGATTGCAACATCTCTTGGCATTCCTCTGACGCAGGTGCATGCGATTCTTGCTGCTTATGACAAGGATTGCGATGCCGATGCTGATGAAGGTGAGAGTGATGTTGAGATTGTCAGTTATGATGATCTTGAATTTGATCCAGGCGCTGAGCACTATTGATGCAGCACTCACCACATTTTGAAGATTGGCTTGAATTACAAAAACTCAAACGTGAAAATGAGGAGTTGAAAATGGCACAAGTAAATCCGAACAACACCAAGCAAGCAGTTGAACATCTGCGACAGTTGCGCAAGATGGGTTATGCAGTTGTTGCATTTACACCTGAAGAATTGCATGGGGCTGATCCCGATCATGTTGAAGATCGTTTGGTTGAACTTGGTTGGGATGTCATTGATAGTCTTTCTACGGAGCCATACAATGAATGATCCTTATGTAACATTTGTTTTAGGATTGCTTTGCGGTTTGATCATGGGTATTCTTGTGATGATTCCTGCGAAACGAAAGGGGCGTTATTATTATGATGACAAATGAATATCGTCGCTCAGTACTTGCTCCTCGCGCAAGAGTTCCCTTTGATCCTAGCAATAATAAACATATGCTTGATTTTGCTAGATTTGTAAAGTATAATAGTTGGAGAGAAGGTTGTTCTTATTTCTTGGAAGATCCATACAGTGATATTCCTACGATGATTCGAGCAAAAATTGCTGACTACACTTTGTCTAAACTTGTGGAGAAAGTCTAAATGATTTCAAACGGTAATTTTGAAGTGATGCCACTCGGCACAATGGAAGAGATTCGTGAGTTGCGTCGATTGACAAAAGAACTCATTGCTCTCGATAGCACTCATAGCGTGAGTATGCCTTATGCAGTCTCTGCCAAGATTGGAGAGATTGCTCGATTCTATCAATATCATTGTGAAAAGTATCCTGTACAAATATGATGATTTATTGCGCCGCTCGTTTCAAACCAAAAAAGAAACGTAAGACAAAGGGTGTAGTTGCTCAAAAGTATCAGCGATCAAGTGCTATCTTGGGTGTTGAGAAATTGCCTTCGCTTTCTTATGGTTCGCGTGTTGGTGCTGATACAGCGAGAACCATTCAGTCCCTTCAGACCGATCGTATATATACTGAAAGGCGAGAGAGTATGAAGTATACTGGATCGCTTGTTAAGGGCATCGCTACGATGCACAAATCAAATGCTGTTCCTGTGATTGATGAAGAACAGATGAAAGATATTTCGCGTATGCGCAGAGGTTAATTATGCCAGCAAAAGTTGGATTGAAAGGTCACGGTAAAGGTCGTTGCAAGTTAGGCTCAAAGAAACGTAAAGCACGACGCCGCAATCGCGGTGCTTAATTATGAAGATCTCTATCGGTAAATATCCGAAGAAAGGTGAACAAAAGAAGTCTATTAAGATTGATCCATGGGATACATGGAACATGGCGCATACTCTTGCTGACATCATTCATCCGATGCTTCAGCAGTTGCACAAAGATAAACATGGTGCACCATATACCGATGACGAAGATGTGCCTGAGCATCTTCGTTCTACTGCAGCCAAACCCAAGAAAAACGAATGGGATGTTGATTCCAACCACTTCAAGCGTTGGGATTGGATTCTGAAAGAAATGATCTGGGCATTTGGTGAACTTGCTAAAGATCGCGATCTTGACTTCTTCATCAAGAAGCCAAAGTACAAATGGGTCAAGAAAGAAGGTGAAAATTTCTCTGAGATGGTAACTGTACGCGAAGGCATCTATGATGCCGAAAAAGCCAAAGCATACTATGCTCGAAAGAAAAATGCTTTCCGTTTGTTTGGAAAATACTACGAAAATTTATGGGATTAATAAATGACAACAAAAATAAGTTTGGAGGAATTGAATAAACAATTCTTCAGCGGAGAGCCATACAATCATGTGGTGATTGACAATTTTTTTGATGAGAAAACTGCTCAAGAACTCGCAGCAGAGTTTCCGAAGTTTGATGATCCGAATGTTTGGACAGTCTCTTACGATAACCCAGTAGAAAAAAAGAAAGCCTGTTCTCATTGGGATAAATTTCCACCAAAACTTTATTCATCGCTATTCTGGTTGTGTAGCGATGGTTTCTCATATACACTATCCAAGATTACAGGTAAAGAAAATATTGTTGCTGATTATGGATTGAATGGTGGTGGATTGCATATTCATGGTAATAAAGGTAAATTGAATATTCATAAGGACTATTCTGTTCATCCAAAACTTCCACTTAAAAGAAACTACAATCTTATCATATACATGACTCCTGATTGGGATTCGTCTTGGGGTGGAGGATTAGAACTTTGGAGTCATGATGCTGAAAGAAATCGCCCTAAAGAATTGGTTAAGACTGTAGAAAATAAATTTAATCGCGCAGTTATTTTTGATACCACACAAAATTCTTGGCACGGATTGCCACAAGAATTAACTTGCCCAGATCACGTGACTAGAAATAGTCTCGCGGTTTATTATCTTACTGAAATAGATGAAAAAACTGAACAACGTAAGCGTGCTTATTTTGTTCCGTACAAAGATCAAAACAATGATCCATCAATTGAACAATTTTGTATAGAGAGAAGTGGTTTATGAAAGTAACAGTCATAACTCCAACAACAGGAAATATATTTCTTGGCGAATGTATTGAATCTGTTAGAAAACAAACTTATAAGAACGTAGAACATATCGTAGTTGTTGATGGACACAGTCGATGGGAACAAACAAGTGAGGTATTGAATGCAGCGGAATTCCCAAATGGAACGAACCAGCATATCTGCATACTACCCTATCCTACAGGCACTAACCGTTACAACGGTCATCGTGTGTACGGTGCTGCTACTTATTTCGCAGATGGCGATTATCATATCTGGTTAGATGATGATAATGCATTAGAACCAGATCATATCGAAAAACTTGTAAAACTTGTTCAAGAAAAACAATTACACTGGGCGTTCTCCTTCAGAAAAATTATCGACAAAGATAGCAACGTATTGTGTCTTGATGATTGTGAGAGCCTAGGACTATGGCCATCCATTTTGCACGAACAAGATTATTTCGTTGACGTAAATTGTTACTTTGTGAAAAAAGAAGTTGCTGTTGCGATGAGTACAGTTTGGTATCGTAAGTTCCGCGAGCCAGGTCAGATGGAGATCGATCGTGCGATTGCGTCAGTCCTTATGTCAAAACAAAACAACTTAAAGTTTGACTGTACTAGGGATTATACGGTAAAATATAGAGTCGGCAATACTGGTCTATCAGTACAAGCAGACTTTTTCTTGCGTGGTAATGAAGAAATGCTACGAAGGTATAATAACAAGTTACCTTGGAAATCATAATATGAAAGCACTTAAAATTGTTGTCACACACGTTCGGAATGAGGAATATCTACTTCAATGGTGGATTCCTCATCACGCAAAGAAGTTTGATTTCGGTGTTGTAATTGATTATGGTTCAACTGATCGGTCAATGGAAATGTTCAAAGAACTAGTTCCCCATTGGCAAATTATTCCATCAAGAAATAAAGATTTTAATGCATTAAATTGTGATATTGAAGTTTTTGAAATTGAAGGAGCCATATTTAATCAGTTGCGGCAACAAGGAAATCCATTTGCTCCTTGGGTAGTTGCCTTGAACTCAACTGAGTTTTTGATTGGTGACACTGATAAACTTCGACCGCTCACATTTCGTAGCCAAAAGTTTTTGGCTTGTGATATTATGGTTGATCGACCAGAGCAAGAAGGTATCGAACCAGATGTAACAAAACCATTGGTTGAACAACGGACACACGGCATTGCATTAGAATATGATAATTGTCGTAATGATCCATATGCAAGTAGAATTGATCAAATAGCATACGCTCGCGCAGCATCTGATCCAGAGTTTCACAAAAATGTGCACTTCTCTAATCGCGTTATGAGAAGTATGCATAACTTCAATTTAAATTACATGGAAACATCGATGTATGGAACTGGTCGACATTACTGGGCGACACCATGCGAAGACTTTAGAATTGCTTGGTATGCCTATGCGCCTTATACTGATAAGATGCTTCAGCGTAAAATGGCAATTCAACATCAAATTCCATTAGTTGATCGTCAAGCTGGTCGTGGACCATCTCACTATATAGATGAAGTGAAAGCAAAACGTCGTTTGGAATTTCACCAAGAGTTTGCTACTGACTTGAATTCTCTTTATAATAATTTGGAAAATAAATCATGAGTATAATTGGCGAAAGTTTAAAATTTGATCCGACCCCAGGAAAGGTATTGCTTATTGGTGGTTGTGGATATGTTGGTTCAGCGATATACGAAGAAATCAAAGATAGATATATTGTTGATACTGTAGATTTAGAATGGTATGGTAATTTCAATAATCCAAAAAACCTCAAAGAAGATTTTGGTTATCTTCATGAGTATGTTCTGCAGCAATATGAAACTGTAATTATTGTTGCCGCCAACTCATCAGTTCCTATGTGCAAAAATATTTGGAGCACGTTGGACAATAACATTGTTAAATTTTTGAATGTTGTTGCAGAAATGAAACGCCCTGGGCAACGTTTAATCTACGCATCTAGTTCTTGCGTATACGTTGAGTCTAGTGATAAACCAATGGCAGAAGATCAACCATTGGTTCCGAATGATGGTTTGACTCTTTCTAAAACCATTCTCGATTACACTTTACCACTACTCGATGTTGAGTATTATGGTTTAAGATTTGGTAGCGTGAATGGTTGGGCGCCAAACATGCGTACAGATTTAATGATTAATTCGATGACTCTTTCAGCAATGAAAGATAAACAAGTCAATGTGTTTAATGCCAAGGCTCATCGTCCAATCGTTTCTACTCATGATCTTGCTCGTGCCGTTTTAGCGATTCTTGATAACAGAGAAGATAATCGCGGTATCTATAATGTAGCCTCATTCAATATGAATATTGGTGATGTCGGTCAGCGTGTTGCTGATTGTATGGGTGTTCCGCTTGTAGATAAAGGAACGAGCCAAACATATGACTTCATGGTTTCATCCGAGAAGTTTAAAAAGACGTTCAATTTTGAATTTACAGGAACCGTTGAATCTATTGTTGATTCAATTGTTACTAAACCTTTCAACAAACTATGGACTAAAAGAGAGAAGAATTTCCTATGAAGAAAAATGATCATTGTTTAGTTTGTGAAACACCAGTTAATATTCAATATCTAGATTTAACAGATCAGCCACTGGCTAATTCTTATCATAAGGGTGGAGCACTTGGAGCAGGACTGGCGCGATATCCACTTCAAATGTTGGTGTGCGATAATTGCTGGCACTCACAACTCTCAGTCTCTGTGCCACCTGCTGAAATGTTCGAACACTATCTATACGTTTCTGATACAAGTAGAACGCTAACTGAATATTTTGAATGGTGCGCAGATTATATTTTAAAGAACGTTCTAGAACAACCTAAAAATGTTTTAGAAATTGCATGTAACTCTGGTCTATTTCTAGAGATGTTTAAGAAGCGCGGATTACAATGCGTTGGTGTTGATCCCGCAGCAAACTTGAGAGAAATGACTCTTGAGCGTGGATTAGATGTATATGTTGATTACTGGAATCAACAATTCTCAGAAAAGGTTAAAGAGGAAAAGGGTAAGTTTGATCTTATCCTTGCGTTCCACGTTTTGCCGCACGTCGAAAGTCCAAATGATTTTATTCGTTCGTGTAAAAACGTTTTGTCTGATACAGGAACCGTCTTTATTCAAACTTCCCAATGCGATATGTTCTTGAATAATGAATTTGATGTTATCTATCACGAACACTCATCATACTTTACGGCTCGTTCTATTCAAGAACTCGCTCATCGAAATGGTTTGTATGTTTCGAGTATCATTAAAACGGATATTCATAGTAAATCATTCTTGTTTGCCCTACAGCAATTGCCATGTGAAGAAACACAACTTAACGCATTGATTGAGCAGGAAGAAGAAGATAACATTTATACCATCACCAAGTATTTTGATTTTGCGGCTCACGCAGAATATACTCGTAACACGTTGATTCAAAATCTTGATAAGTTTAAGAGGCAGGGTTATACATTAGTTGGGTATGGCGCTGCCGCTAAAGGCAACACGTTATTAAACTATATGCAATACAAGTTAGATTTTATTATCGATGATAACCCACTCAAGCATGATTACCTTACACCTGGTATGAATATTCCAATCACATCTATTGATTTGATTGCAGATAACAAGATTGAAAAGGTTTGCTTCATTCCATTGGCTTGGAACTTCTACGCTGAAATTAAAGAGCGTATCAATGAAGTTCGTGACACCAAGAACGATGTATTTGTGAAATACTTCCCTGAATATTATGAAGAAGGCGAAATCTTTCCTAGAATAACGCAATGATTGTAGCATCGTGCCCTTTAAGAATTTCTCTGGTCGGTGGATCAACTGACCACCCAGAATTTTTAAAAAGATATGATAGAGGAGCTGTTATCAGCTTCCCTTCTAATCTGCGCACATATATCACAATCCACAGAGACGTTTTCGGCATCAATACGATTGATGAGAATTATAATTTAAACTATTCCCGTCGCGAAACTGTAAAGAACGTATCAGATATTCAAAATGAAATGCTACGGCATTGCTTCGAGTATCTAAATGTCGAACGTATCAATTGCAGTTTAGTATCTGATATTTACTCGGCTGGCTCTGGTTTGGCTGCATCTTCTGCATATCTACAAGCACTTATCAAAGCCATTCACGTTTGGCGTAATGAACCCATCACTGAATTTGAGGTATGTAAAATTGCGGAGAATGTCGAAAGAAAGTTTAATCCGTTAGTGGGTCAACAAGATTTTTATGGTAGTATGGGTGGACTCAAGCGCATAAACTTCTTCAAAGACTCTGATCCACAATTTAGATATCTTGATACGAAGATATTTGATTCAATGGATATTCATCTACTATATACAGGCGTGCTACGCAACTCGACTAAAGTATTGGAAAGCATCGACGTATCAAAGTGTGAAGTATTGATATCTGATGTCAGAAATCTAGAGCAAGCAATATGTAAGACTGATGTTGACGCTTTCAATAGTATAATGAAAAAGTCTTGGGAAAATAAAAAGAAAACAAGCAAATTAATTTGCGAGAACGAAGTATTAGTTGACTTGGATAACAAATTAAGTTATGATAGTAGAGTGTTGTCGCATAAGTTATGCGGAGCAGGTAATGGGGGCTACTTTTTGATATTCTCTAATAAGAATTCTTGCCTTGAAAAAGAATATGAGAGATGTTCGAAGATTAGCATATCTGAAACTGGTTTGAAGTATGTGAACTTAACAAATGAATTTACAAGAACTTAAAAATTGTTTAGACGGTATTGATAAAGAACAATTGTATTGCTTGGGTGTTACTATTCATCGACACAAGCATATTATTCTTTTGGGTAACGGTGGCAGTAATGCGATCACAGGTCATGTTGCCCAGGATTACACTAAAGCATTGGGTAAGAAAGCAATTTGTTTCTGCGATTCCTCGCGTTTAACTTGCTATGCTAATGACTATGGTTGGGAGCATGCTTATACTAAATTCCTTGAGCAGTTCGTTGAGCCTGAATCATTAGTGATTCTAATTTCATCATCTGGTAATTCGCAGAATATTCTGAACGCTGCACAATTCTGTGCTGATCGTAAACAGCCGATGATTACTCTGTCTGGGTTTGATCCAGATAACAAACTCAGAACTCAATTTAGAACTCATTCGTTTGCGCATTTTTATGTTCCTAGTAAGGATTATGGTATTGTTGAGTATCTCCACGGAATTATTCTACACTCAGTCATATGATTTTTAGTAGATTAATTGAGTTAAAGAAACAGGGTTTAAAAATTGGCATCACCTTTAGTCAGTTTGATTTGCTACATGCAGGTCATATTGCTATGCTTGCTGAAGCAAAAGAACACTGTGATTTTTTAATTGTTGGTTTACAAAACGACGCTAGTTGGGATAGACCAGATAAAAACTCACCTGTTCAGAGTATTGTCGAACGTCAAATTCAATTGAGCGCAGTTAGGTTCGTTGATGAGATAGTTGTGTATAATACAGAAAAAGATCTAGAAGATATATTATTAACTCTACCATTAGATGTACGCATTCTTGGTGAAGAATATATGAAGAAAGAGTTTACAGGTAGAGCAATTTGTGAATTGCGTGGAATTGAATTAATATTCAATCGTCGTGATCATAGTTTTAGTTCAAGCGGATTACGCCAACGTGTGGTAGAATCGCAAGCCAAGAAAACACAAAAGGAATTATAATGAAAATTTGTATAGCATCATATTATATGAATAACATCGACCCCAAAACAGTCGAGTTACAGAAAAAGGTTATTGAAAAATTCAATCCATTAAATATTCCTCATTTATCTATGAGTGGTGAAATTTCACACGCTATGTTCATAGATTATGTTTGGGCGTTAAATGGTCAACCACCAGAATCAATGAAGCAGCATAATATTAAAAGAGAACTTGATTTTGATGCAGTTCTTTTCTTAGATATTGATTGTGTGCCTTTGAATGATAAAGCATTACAAATTTATTTGAGTCGTGCAGTAGAAGGTGTTATTATTGGTAATGCACAGCGATCAAGTCATTTGAATAATAACAATCATCTGTTCGCTGCTCCATCTGCTATTGCGCTTTCATGTGCAACGTTTGATAAAATTGGACGACCATCTGCATTAGAAACTGCTCGATCAGACGTTATTGAAGAATATACTTGGGCAGCTGGTGAAGCAAATGTTGAAGTAGAATTAGCGTTGCCTACAAAATATGATGGTGATGTTTATCGTTACCCATATGAAAAAGATCGTCGTCCTTATTGGACATTAGAAAATGGATTGCCTAATTATGGATTAGGAACGACCTTCGGCAGTGAAGGCGTTGGTGACTTGTTCTGGCACAATTTTCAAATCTTCCTGCCAGGTCAACAAGAACGTTTTTGGAAGAAATGTGAGGAATTATTGAATGGCTAATCGTAGTGATTTTTTTAATGCTAAACTCCCACGCCAATATAAGCGCATGTTTGCAATGGCAAAAACTAATGGTTGGGTGAAAGACTCTCATGAGTATGGCATGCTTAAACGTTATTTCATTTCGGCGCACGCAGAACATGTTGGCTTTAAAATGAAACGTAATACAGTTGATACTCGCGACGTATCAGATAACTCATAATGCATTCATTAAATGATTTAAAAAACCTGTTTTTGGAAAACCAATTACAGGCGACTTCAAACGGATACGAATTAAAAGTTGGAAAGGACACGTGGGAAATGGCTCACGATGTTTATTATTGTAATGGAAAGCCATTTAATATTAAAGATAAAAAGTCATTATCGCTTTATATGAGGAAAAAACAAAATGGGACTACTAGCACTCAAACTCGGAAGTGGAGAGGAATTAGTTGTAGACGTATTAGAGGAGACTGATACTACAATTAAATTTCAAAACCCAACAGGGGTTATCCTTCGCAATACAAATACAGGTCCAGCAATTGGATTTTTGCCTTGGATGAAGGCAAGCAATGGACCATTTGAAATTGATAAGAAGAATGTAATTATATCCGCAGAGGTAGCGGATGAAGTCAAAAACGGGTATAATCAAATCTTCGGAGCAGGAATCGTTGTTCCGCCAAAACAACTACTAGTGAGTTAACATTGTCTGATTTTTATACAAATATCCGCGTCTCTGGAAAGTTTATTCTTTTCAGGGGCGTGGAGAGTGGCAAGCGTGTTCAACGTAAAGTTGAATATCGCCCAACGTTCTTTTTGCCGTCAAGAGAAAAAACTGAGTTTAAAACTCTTGCGGGAGAATATGTAAAACCAATTCAACCAGGAACTATACCAGAATGTCGAGAATTTTTACAGAGATACGAAAGTGTTGATAACTTCCCTGTTTACGGCAATAATCGTTATGAGTACGCTTTTATTGGTGATAAGTATCCTGATGATATCCTTTGGGATATTAATAAAGCTCTCATCGCTTATCTCGACATTGAAGTTGGATCAGAAAATGGATTCCCAGAGCCAAAAGATGCCAACGAATCAATCACCGCAATCACTATCAAAGTCAAAGGTAATTATTTTGTGTTTGGGTGTGGCGATTACGTCAAGCATCGTGACGACGTGCACTATGCAAGATGTCGCGATGAGCACGACCTCATACGAAGATTCCTCGACCTATGGACAAGATTCCACCCTGATATTGTAACAGGTTGGAACATTGAAGGGTTCGATATTCCTTATCTTGTAAATAGAATCATAAAAATTCTTGGTGAAGATGAGGCTAAGAAACTATCGCCGTGGAATAAACTCAATGCTTATCAGGCAATGATGTTTAATAAAGAAACTCAATCATATGAGATTCTTGGCGTATCTGTTCTAGATTACATTTGGCTATATCGTAAGTTTACATACTCTCAGCAAGAGTCTTATCGTCTTGATAATATTGCTCACGTTGAACTTGGTGAAAAGAAATTAGATTATTCTCAGTTTGAAAATCTGCATCAGTTATACAAACAAGACTATCAAAAGTTTATTGAGTATAACATCAAAGACGTTGAACTTGTTGAAAAACTTGAAGACAAAATGAAATTGCTAGAACTAGCAATGACTTTGGCATATGATAATCACGTTAATTATGAAGATGTGTTTACCCAAGTTCGTATGTGGGATTCAATTGTTTACAATCATTTGAAGAAAAAGAATATAGTAATTCCTCAAATGAAGAGTTCTTTAAAGAGTTGTGCATACGAAGGTGCATATGTTAAAGATCCTATTCTTGGTATGCATCAATGGGTAGCATCATTTGACTTGAATAGTTTGTATCCGCATTTAATTATGCAGTACAATATCTCGATGGAAACGATAATCGAACCTTCAAAATATAATGATAATATGCGAGGTTTTATTCGTAACAATAAGATTGAGGTTGATACGTTATTAAATCAACAAATTGACACCAGTGTACTAAAGGAAATTGGAGCAACAGTTACACCAAACGGTCAATTGTTCAGTACAAAATTTCAAGGTATGATGCCAGAAATTATGGACAGTATGTATAAAGATCGTACGCGATATAAGAAGTTGGCTATTGAAGCCAAAAAGAAAATGGAAACTGTTCTTGAGGATAAAAATCAAGTAGAGTATCTTGAGAAACAAGTAGCAAGATATAATAACCTTCAGTTGGCTAAAAAGGTTACATTGAACTCTGCTTATGGTGCGCTAGGCAATCAATACTTCCGCTTCTTTGATACACGTATCGCCGAAGGTATTACGACAGCAGGGCAGTTGTCTATTCGTTGGATTGAAAAGAAGATTAATGAGTATATGAATAAAGTGCTTAAGACGAAAGGCGAAGACTATGTTATTGCATCAGATACAGATTCGATCTATCTTAACCTTGGTCCGTTAGTTGATAAGGTTTACAACTCTGAGTTGGAGAATCTTTCCAATGATCCGAAGAAAGTTATTAAATTTATGAATAAAATTTGTGAGGAAAAGATACAACCTTACATTGATAATTCGTATCAAGAACTTGCAGACTATGTAAATGCATATCAACAGCGCATGGAAATGAAACGTGAGTCTTTGGCTAATAAAGCAATTTGGACTGCTAAGAAGCGATACATTCTTAACGTATATGATAGTGAAGGAGTCGCTTACGCAAAACCTAAATTAAAGATCATGGGTCTTGAGGCAGTTAAATCTTCTACGCCATCTGCTTGCCGCACCAAGATTAAAGAAGCAATTAATATTATTATGACGCAAACAGAAGATGATTTGCATAGGTTCATAAATAACTTCCGCGAAGAATTCAAAACATTGCCAGTTGAAGACATATCATTTCCAAGATCTGTAAACGGATTAAAAGAATATGCTGATGCCGCAAATGTGTTTAAGAAGGGCACACCGATTCATGTGAAGGGTGCGCTCACCTACAATTATTTCCTAGAAGCAAAAAAGTTGACTAAACGTTATCAACTAATTCAAGAAGGCGAAAAGATTAAATTTATTTACTTGAAGCAGCCAAATATCTTCAATAACAATACTCTTGCCTTTTTGTCTGGTATTCCTAAACAATTGGGCGCCGAGCAATACATTGATTATGATTTACAATTCGAGAAATCATTTCTTGAGCCACTTGATATAATCCTTTCTTCAATTAATTGGAATGCGGAGAAAGTCGATTCAATAGATAGTTTTTTTACATAAAATAGTATATAATATCTAAACCATACATGGAGATACAATTATGAGCCTACTCGAAAAATTGAAGAAAAATTCTACAATTAAAGATACTGCTATTCTTGCTAAATCAAAATTCTTTGCTGCCAAGGACATGATCCAGACAACTATTCCCGTTGTGAACGTTGCGTTCTCTGGTGATTTAGATGGAGGATTTACTCCTGGTCTTACGATGTGGGCTGGTCCGAGTAAGCACTTCAAAACTGCATTTAGCCTTTTGATGGCAAAGGCATATCAGGATAAGTATCCCGAATCAGTTGTTTTGTTTTATGACTCAGAGTTTGGTACTCCACAAAACTATTTTACCTCATTCGGAATTGATATGGAGCGTGTAATTCATACTCCTATCACTGACGTTGAGCAGTTGAAGTTTGATATTATGCAGCAGTTGAGTAACATTGAGCGCGGCGAACGTGTGATGATCGTCATTGATTCTATTGGCAACCTTGCTTCTAAGAAAGAAGTTGAGGATGCGCTTGATCAGAAGTCAGTTGCTGATATGAGTCGCGCAAAGCAAATAAAATCCCTGTTCCGTATGGTGACCCCACACCTCACCCTTAAAGACATTCCTATGGTTGTAGTAAATCATACCTATAAGGAAATCGGTATGTTTCCCAAGGATATTGTTGGTGGCGGAACAGGTTCCTATTACTCGGCTGATAACATTTATATTCTAGGAAGGCAGCAGGAAAAAGATGGACAGGATCTTATTGGCTATAATTTCATTATCAACGTCGAAAAATCTCGCTACGTTCGTGAGAAGGCTCGCATACCTGTCACTGTTCGTTTCGATGGTGGCATTAGTAAGTATAGTGGGCTTCTTGATATGGCTCTTGAGTCTGGTCATGTAACCAAACCTAGCATGGGTTGGTACGCAAAAGTTGATCGTTCAACTGGCGCAATTGATGGTAAGAAATGGCGCGCAGCAGACACAGAGTCCGCAGAATTTTGGGATAGTATTCTTGAAGATGATGGATTTAAACAATGGGTGCGCAGCACTTATCAATTCAGTTCTGCACTTGGAGGTAATTTGACAACCGAGGTCGTGGAAGATGATGAATAAGATTCGCGATTTAATTGCCAAAGTTGAATTTTTGTACGCAACCAAGTTTATACAACTCGATACACATTATACTTTCTTTTTAGATTTAAATGGTCCAGCGGGATCATTTGCAGTTAAATTTCTTAAAAAGTATGATGGAATTATTGTTGAGTATACCGACGTTACAGTTGGTGAAAATGGATTACTAACATTTAATTATGATGTAATCTCAAATGTAAATAATTGTAATGTGAAATCTAAATCGTTTGAACGCTTTACTCGAAACGTAATGCGTAATATGATTTATGGTGCTGTGAAAAATTTAGAGAAGGATTTGAATGAAAACGGAAAACTTGATTCTGTCGAATCTGATTCGCAACGAACCGTTCATGAGGAAGTCACTGCCGTTCCTCAAGAGCGAGTATCTAACCGAAAGCCACGAAAGAAAGCTGTTCGAGCAAATAAAAGAGTTCATTCTGAAGTACAACAGTCTGCCTCCAACAGCAGCGTTGGAAATCAGTCTGAGGGAGTCGACAAAACTTTCTGAAGTTGAGTTAAATAAGTCTCTTGAACTGCTGAAGGAAGTAGCAAGTGACAAATCAGAACAAAAACTTGAATGGCTTCTTGACACTACAGAAAAGTTTTGCCAAGAAAAAGCAATCTATAATGCTATCATGGACAGTATTCAGATACTGGATGGCAAAGATCAAGCGCGTGGCAAAGGAAGTATTCCTGCTCTTTTGTCTGATGCTCTTGGCGTCAGTTTCGATCCTCATATTGGTCACGACTTTTTGGATTGCTACGCTGATCGCTACGATTTCTATCATCGTATCGAAAAAAGAATACCCTTTGATCTTGAATATTTCAACAAGATTACTAAAGGAGGACTTCCGCAAAAGACCCTTAACATTGCTCTTGCAGGTACTGGCGTCGGCAAGTCTCTTTTTATGTGTCACGTGGCTGCTAGTTGCCTGGTTCAAAACTACAACGTACTTTACATAACTCTTGAAATGTCTGAAGAGAAGATTGCTGAGCGTATTGACGCCAATCTTCTAAACGTCACCATCGATGATCTTATGTCTATGCCTAAAGACATGTATGAGAAACGTATGGGTAAACTTCGCGAAAAGGTCAAGGGTAAGTTGATCATTAAAGAATACCCAACTGCCTCTGCTAATCCTGCTCACTTTCGGGCATTAATTAATGATCTTGCATTGAAAAAGAATTTTCGTCCAGATATTATTTTCGTCGACTACCTAAATATCTGCGCATCTGCAAGAATTAAGGCTGGCGCAAATGTTAATTCCTACACCTACATCAAAGCCATCGCAGAAGAACTTCGTGGGCTTGCCGTCGAAAATAACGTGCCGATTGTCTCGGCAACTCAAACGACAAGGTCGGGGTTTTCGAATTCAGATCCTGGTCTGGAAGATACTTCCGAGTCTTTTGGTTTGCCTGCTACTGCTGACTTCATGTTTGCACTCGTTAGCACTGACGAACTTCAACAATTGAATCAGTTACTCGTGAAACAGTTGAAGAATCGTTATAATGATCCGAATCTTCATAAGCGATTTACAATTGGAGTTGATCGAGGTAAAATGAAATTGTATGATCTTGAACAAAAAGCCCAAGATGCCGTGATGCAAGAAGTTGAATCCAAACCTGTGTTTGATCGTGGGCGTGGCTCGACTGACAAATTTAAGAATCTAAAGGTCTGATGAAACTTGCAAAAATAGAAAAAAAAGTTTACACTCTTTCCAAAAATTGGATTGGCGAAAAACACATACCTTCTATTATTCGTGGACTTAAAAAAGCATTCAAGCATAACATCGTAACATTTTCCTCTGAAAGATACGATTCAGAATATTATAAAGATCATAGTGTTATTGTAAATGCGCATTACTGCAATCGCATTTCAGATATAATCCCAGAGCATATCTATATTCAGTTAAACTTTCCTAGAGATTCTAAAAAAGCAATCATAACTGAAAAGGGCGCAAAAAATCTGGCTGTGAAGATTATTCGCACCATACATCATGAGTATCGTCATAAGCATCAGCAAAAGCAACGACCATTCCTGCTACAAAAGCCATACTCTCCAAGACCCAAACAGAACAAACTGAAGGCTATGTATTATGGGAATCCAGATGAACTAGATGCTCACGCATATGAAACTCAGGCTGAGAAACTAGATATAAATAAACTCAGAGCAGCGCATAAAATTCGTTGGGCTGAATGCGAAGCAATTTTTATGTATCGTCAAACTTTTAGAAAACAAGATCCTAAAGTTTGGCATAAATTTTTGAAGAAAGTGTATAAAAATGGCACAAATATTTAAACCAGATCAATTGTTGGGAAATAAACTATCGTTTGAATCACCAAGCGAATTGTATACCCACACAAAAAATAAAATCAAATCAAACGTCCAGATTCCAGAAGCATTTAAAGTTTTGATGACATCCCTTTTAGACTATTGTCATAAAGGAAGCGTGTATCCCGACAAGAAAGTTTGGGAAGCCGCCGAGAAAAGTAAACAAAATAAATCAACTGGCGTTACCGTGGCTGCTTTAGAAACTGATTTTGCGGAAATCCTAGGACCGCTAATGCTTGCGGTAAAAAATCCATCGAAGTATGGCGCATTAAGAAATAAAACATGGTTGTCATTTCCAAGTGCTGGTAACGAGGGTATGTATGATTATCTTCTAAACGGTGCCAAGTATTCTGCAAAGGCTGGAAGTTCAAAAGCAAGCAACGTAGTAGGATTAGCTGAGTTAACTGCTCAAGCAGGTTTTAATGATTTAGCAAACACAATTGAAAAACAAATGTGCGAAGCCGTTGCCAAATCAGATTCGACATTATATCAACCTATCGATGCTGTAATGTTTTTAATTTCAAAGAATATTCCATTACCAAGTATTAATGCGGCTAAATTCAAAAGAGGATATAAGTCTGGTCTTGGTCCAAATTCAGTAATCCCTAAAGACTGGATTGAGATTGCTGCGAAAGATAATGTTGTTAGCGAATATTTTGACGAAGGTAAAGTTAAACCAAAAATTTTAGCCGTTGGCAAGATTAAAACCGTAATGTCAAATGTTCTGACATTAGATAAAGTCTCAAAACCATCTGGCGCGAAGTATGCTAAATCAGTAGAAGTTTCCAGTAAAAACGATTACACAAATCTTTATATTAGAGTACTAGGAACTTCAGCTGAAGGTGAAAAGATTGCATCTTATAATGCAGGTCAAAAGAAAGCAACATTACAATCTGCAAATAAGACATTGACTAAAGGTTCTAAAATTGAAATATATACAAAGAATACTGACGCTATTACAACCAAATTAATATCTGGTATTTGTGCAGACGAATTAGCAGAAATGTGTGATGGAATCAATTCTACTTTAGATTTTACTGATGTGATGTCAATATTTGCTCCAGTATTTGTTAAGGTTAAACTTGGCACAACATCAGCTGACGTCGCTGTAGATCCAAAAAGTAAGAAAGTTATTCGTAATAAAAATCACCCAACTAACCCAAGAGGTATTGTAAGAGGTAAATTGGGTATTCAACCATAGTATGAGGCTTTATGACTGTATTTGTGACTGGTGGTTTGGGATTTATTGGTTCTAATTTTGTAATCTCGCACCTTAAAAAATATCCTAGCGACACGGTAGTCGTCATTGATAATCATTCCTATGCCGCGAATGGAAGCAATCTTAATGGATATTGGGAAGATTATCGTCTAGAGGTCAAGCATTGCGATATTCGCAATCTTGGTATGCTGGAGAACTTGTATGCGGACTACATCCCTTCTCACACTTTTCATTTTGCTGCTGAATCTCATGTGGATAACTCCATTCGTGGCGATAATATTTTTGTCGATACAAACATTATCGGAACTCACAATATTCTCAAGTGTATTAGGAAGGTCGGCGGGAAATTAGTTCACGTCTCTACCGATGAAGTGTATGGTAGTTTGGGTCATGATGATCCAGGGTTTACTGAAAGCACTCCATACAATCCTCGCAATCCGTACTCCGCTACAAAAGCAGCCAGCGACCATTTAGTTCGCGCCTATGTTAATACTCATGGCGTTGAAGCAGTTGTAACCAATTGCTCAAATAACTATGGTCCACGCCAACATCCAGAAAAGTTTATCCCAACAGTCATTCGTCATATTAAGAATAATACACCTGTTCCTGTTTATGGTAACGGTGAAAATGTTCGCGATTGGTTATTCGTCGAAGATCATTGCGAAGCATTGCTAGCAATTAAAGAAAACTTCAATTCAGGCGAACGATATAATATCGGTGGCGGTATTGAAATGAGCAACCTTCAAATGGTTACGCTCATTCTTGATCTAATGGGCAAACCAGTTCACATGTATCAGAACTGGATTAATTTTGTACCAGATCGTAAAGGTCATGATTTTAGATATTCAATGGATGCAACTAAAATTGCATATGAGTTGGGTTGGCAAGCGAAAACGAATATTAATGATGGATTAATTAAAACATTGGAGTGGTACAATGCATAAAGGAATTATATTAGCAGGTGGTCTTGGTACTAGATTGTACCCATGCACAGAGGTATTATCAAAACAATTATTACCTGTATATGACAAACCATTGATTTATTATCCTCTATCGACGCTAATGCTTGCTGGTATTAGAGACGTTATGATTATTAATAACCCAAGTGATAGCGATCAATTCCAACGATTATTAAAAGATGGTTCCCAATTTGGTATGCGTATAACTTATTCAGTTCAACACGAACCGCGTGGAATTGCTGAATGTTTTCGTATTGCTGAGAAGTGGATTGGAAAGGATGACGTTACATTAATCCTTGGTGATAATTTATTTTACGGCAATGATTTAATTAATCGTTTAAATTATGCCAAAAATCACGTTGGGTGCACACTATACGCCTATCATGTGAATGATCCAGAAAGATTCGGTGTATTAAAACTGAATTCGACCAATGACCCAATTGAAGTTGTCGAAAAACCAACAAATCCTCCATCCAATTACGCTGTAACTGGATTATACTTTTTTGATAATCGTGTAATTGATTATAGTTATGCAATCAAACCTTCCGCTCGTGGCGAATTAGAAATTACTGATATCATTAATATGTACATAGCCGATTACACTTGTAATGTTGAGTTTTTAAATCGCGGCATTGCTTGGATTGATACAGGTACGTTCGAATCATTGGCTGATGCTGCGACATTTGTTGGTTCTGTTCAACGTCGAACAGGTATGATGATAGCCTGTCCAGAAGAAATTGCATATAAAAATGCATGGATTACAATTGATCAATTAAAAGCATCAGCTGATATGTATAAAAAATCTGATTACGGTAAATATCTAGAAAGAATTTCAAATACGAGGTGGTAATTATGAAAGAAATACTAAGAAAAAATATGAATATTTTAATTGTTGGTCGCGGTTGGACTGGCAGAAAGATGATGGAAGAACTTATACGTCGCGATCATATTGTTACAATGTGTTCGCATAAATTAGCCATTGAAGAGTTGGATAAACATCGTCATAGTTATGATTGGGTTATCAACTGTGCAGGTATGACAGGTTCGCCTAATGTTGACGCTTGCGAACTTGATCGCGAAGGAACTACTTACGCTAATGCAATTTTTCCAGCGTTTCTTTACAAGGCTGCAGTAATTTACAAGGCTGCAGTAAAAAATGAGGATAGCGAGTTTGGTTTGAATAGACTTTTTTGGGGAACTAGATTTGCACATTTCTCAAGTGGCTGCATCTATCAGGGTGAAATCAATCATGTATATGATGATCCAAATTATTTCGGCAGTATCTATTCAGTTACCAAGGGTGTTTCTGATCTTTATCTAAAGGATCGTGCTCTTGTATTCCGTATTCGTATGCCATTTACTGGCGTCGATGAGAAGAAAAACTATCTTACGAAAGTAATCAATTATGCCAAAAATGGTAAGTTGATTGATTCAGGATTAAACTCATTAACAGATTTAGACGAAGCTGTTCGAGTTGCTTGTGATTTAATTGAAAAGAATGAAACAGGACCTGTTAACCTTGTTAATGATGGCTCAGTTACCATGCATGAACTAGTAGAAATGCTTGGACTTGAGAATGTCAGCTGGTTTACGGAAGAAGAATTTAAAGCCGCCACATTGGCATCCCGTTCAACCTGCACTATTCCTTCGCATCCTGCTATGCGACCAGTTCGCGAGGCTCTCGAAGAGGCTATAAGAAAGTTGAAAAATACCTAAATATTCTTATAATCCCACAGTGTGGAGAGGATATGTTAGGGTTCTCAGCTCACTACAATCTTATTCAAGAAGCCAAAATGGCTGGCGGAATCCTACATATTGACCATCCAGCGGATCGTTCTTTCCGCGGGAAAGCGTTAGCATCAAAAGCCCTCTCTACAATTCGCGGCGTGGCTATGGGTCGCACTCCAATTACTCGTAAGATTGACGATAGGATGTCGTTCCAAACCATCCACGATCAACAAGGTCGCATTGGCTGGAAGTACAAAGGCTCAGGCTCAACATATAATTTCTCAAATGATGATATTGAGCGTCAACATGGCGATAAACCTTATCTCGCGAATACTCTTAAAACACTTTTAGCCCATGGGCATAAAATATTGCCGAACAGACCAGGCGAATGGCAGGGTGGATTTATGTCCACACCCGAAACTCGCACTGAAAAGGGTGGCAAAGTCGGTCATACACCAAATACAGTCTCTTATTCAGTGAAAAAAGACTCACCAGAGGGTAAAAAACTCGCTGGTTCAAAGGTAAGTATGACTATTCATAGTGAATTGAAGGGTCCAAA